AACAGATAATATAAATACATATAAAGAAAAATTTATTGAAGATTCTATTATAGTTTTTAGAAATGCAAACCTTTCTCTTGATGAACAGATGATCCTACATAAACATATTGGTAAGGCTTTTGGTTGGCATACGCAAAGAGACGATACCCATTATAGAGAAAACCACAACCACAATCCAAATGTAGGGGTATATGGTACAGAAGATATAATGCTTACCTGGCATATAGAACATTTTTATTACTCTAATCCTATAGTTGCTGGCACTTGGAATATGTTTCATCTTAACACAATAGATGGGGCTGGAAAGACTTATTTTGTTGATACCTCAAAAGTTTACGAACTTCTTGATGATAACATGAAAGACTTTTTAAGTAATTGCATTTTAAAAACAGAACCTAAAAAAGAGCATTGGCCTTTTGCTGTTGAAAAAAAATATAATGCTGTTTCTCCTCATTGGCTTACAGGCAAACCAGTAATCAGGATCTCTCTTTCTAGATGGGTTGATGATGAAATATTTTTAGTTAATGGAAACGATCCTACAGAAAAAGATTATGAGATGTTTCGCAAATCTGCATTAAAGGCAATAGATTTAATAGAAAATGATGAGTCTATAAGAATAGTTCATGACTGGAAACAAGGAGATCTTGTTTTAATGGATGCATTTAAATTAGCACATGCTGTTACTGGTGGGTTTAAGCCAGAAGATCGTGAATTTACTGGTATTTGGGGCCATCGAGACTCAATACAAGAAGATAATGGTACATTAAATTTATGATAATTAAATACTATACATATTATATATTTTTTAAAATAAAAAAACTTTTTAAAAAAAAAGATAAAAAAAGGTTTATATATTAATGCAAGATATTCAAATATCTAATAAATTTTTAAATAGATCTTTAAAAGAAATGAGTAATTTTGGCTTACCTTTTAAAAAAGCAGACTCCGTTGACATAGAGTACAAACTAAACTCTCAAGGATACAGATGCAACGAGTTTGACAACCAAGAAATTTTAATTTTGGGTTGCTCTCAAACAGAAGGGCACGGTCTTCCTTTAGAATTGACTTGGCCATTTTTACTATCAAAAAAAATTAACAAAGACTACATATCTTTAGCAAAAGGTGGAAATGGAATGCAAAGCCAAATTGTTAAAGCCTTTCAGTTTTTTAAAGAATTTTATAATCCTAAATATATATTTGCTGTACTTCCTATAGCAAGATTAGAAGTCCCATTAATAAATATTCAAACAAATAATCAAAACAAAACTAATTACCAAGGAAAAAGATCTGCTGAAATAATAAGCCCAGCAATGTTTTCTAATAAATTAATAAAAAAATATTCTAAAGCACCACACGTAATAGAAGATGTTTTACCAGAAGAATTTGCAATTTTTTATAATTTGCTATTTATGAAAATGCTTAGTCAATATTGTAAGAGTAATGGCATAGTTTTGATATGGACAGACTATAAAGATGCAACTATAAAAATGGATTTTGTAAAAGATATTGACGACGGGTATTTTGATAGTCCTTATTTAGAATCTTTAATAAAAGACGAATGTCACTCAGATCTTTCTGAACACAAATTTTTTAATTATGCAGCAGACTATGAATTCTGGCCTCCTGGACATTGGGGTTTGCACCAACAAACGCACATTGCAGAATCTATTTACGATAAATATATTGAAAAAATTAATCAGGATGTGTTTTAAAACTACGCTTTATTATTATGCTTAACTATATATGGTGCAATCTTAGACTTAATACGACCATCTTTATATAATCTTACGATCCAGCCATCTTTAATCTGAATAGGATTAAACGCTGATGCTTTTTTCTTTGGCATTATAGTGTATGCTTTTCTGTTTGTACCTTTGTGTAATCCTTGCCAAAATCAGCAAACAAACCTTTATCTCGTTCACGATTAGCAATTCCTCTTGACCAAGAATATCCTGCGTCTCCACCCCATGCTAACCACATAATGTATCCATTAGATGGGTTTGCTGAGTTACCCCAGTCTTTGCCCTTCTTGTCTACTTCGTGGCGTGAAAAATATGAATACATTCTTTTAACAGTACTAAGAGATAGTGACTCTCCTCTTGCTAACTGCCCTGCACGAGTCCAACCAACTTGAGTACCTGCACCCTTAGCCTTACCATCTTCTTTAAATTTAATTGCTCTACGAGCAGCAGATCTTGCTCCTGCTGGTGGAGAGTATCCTTCAGCCTTTGACACTGTATCTAAATCGTATTCAACTGTGTCGTCATCTTCAAATAAATCATCTGCTTTTGCAGCAGGTACACAATTAGGAACCATTGCTCCACCTTCTCCTGGCTTCATTCCTCTTTGTACGTATCCATCCCAGCAAGGTGCTTGTTTATTACCTTGATAAGTTTGAGTTGGCATCATTGAGTCATCTGCTTTATATGTACCGCCACGCTTTTTATATTCTTGTGACACCCAAGCATTAGCAACTGCTGAAGGATAAACCTCAAACTTTGCTTTTGCTTCTGCAATAATTCTTGCATATAATTCTTTATTTGATGGATCGCTACCACCTTCACGCTCATCAATTATTTCTGCATAATTAGGTTTTTCTGCTTTACCCATTTGTGCATCAAACATAGCCATTCCTGTTTCTGAATCCATTGTGTTATTTTCCATTTCTACTTTTGTAGCATCCTTATACATCATTCCAATACTGTATGCAGTTGGCTCCCACTTACCATTTTCTTGTTTGTAAATTCTAACAGCCATTGCTGGATTGTCTGGTGGCATTGATTGAATTGCATACTCTGTTCCAGGTGTTCCGTATACTCCACCTTCTGTCATTATGTGTTCAACAATACCGTGGACTACTCCTTCGGATGTTGAGCCCATAACAAAATCGCCTTCAACTATCATAATTAAATTATACCATACCGTTTAGCCTGTTATAAGTCCTGATTCTGTGGCAATTGGCACAAACCACCTCACACTTTTCAATCTCTTTCTTGATAGCCTTCCAGGAAAACCCATCGTGGATCATCCTTGAAACATTATATTTTTTGTCTTTTATGTGATCAAAGTCTAAGATTATGTGATTACCTATTCCACAGTCTATACAGCCCGAATCTTCTTTTATCTTAGCAAGCATCTTTTTATACTGCTGCTTATTATAACTTTCCAACTCTTTGTCAGTCATTGATATTATTATACCGCCAAATGTTAGGTCCCACACAAGCAATTCACCTGACTTGCGCCACGGTCTCTATCCAATGGGTAACTAATCCATCACTAAGGTCCTGTGTGGGACAACTATATTGTAGCATAGGAAATGAGCAGTTTATAGACGACTGCTCAGGTCTATTAGCCACGAAGGTTCAACTCCTGCTAACTCTCTTCTCATAAGAGCATCCGTTGTAAAACTTTTTAAAGTCTCATAGCGGAATGTTATCTATTATACTACTTAATTTTAATAGATTTAGGCTTTTTGTCTTCTGGGATCTGCTTTTCAAGTTTGATATCTAAGATACCGTCTTTAAACTCAGCCTCAATAACTTCAACAAACTCAGGAAGGGTGAAGATATCTGTAAACTTACGGGCTGCGATGCCCTTGTGTAGATACTCTGCTCCCTCTGGCAACTTAGCATCCTGTTTCTCGCCCTTAATTGTAAGTGTGCGATTGTCTAGCGATACTGAGACATCATCCTTAGAAAAACCAGCCAAAGCAAATGACAGAATATACTCTGTATCATTTAGTTTAATCTGATTATAAGGTGGATAGTTTGTTGTTGTTGTTACCTTCTGAAAATTTGAGAAGGTGTTAAAGAATGGATCATTAAAAAGATCCAGTGCTGTTTTTACCATGTTATTCCCCTTTCAAGCGAATAAGTTAATTTACCCCCCGTTTGGGCAGGCATAAATATTATAGCATAGAAAAGCAGGCCTGTCAAATAACAAGCCTGCTAATCTAATTTATTACTTCTTTACTGCTGGCTTCTTCTTTGCAGGAGCCTTCTTAATTACCTTGGCAGTCTTAACTGCCTTATCTACATCTTCTACAGATGGCATTCTACCAAAGGCTGTATCTGATGGGTTTGCTGCTCTCAATACTACTGGCACAAGTGCTCCAAGTAGTGAGTATGCTAGTGTCTGTGGATCTGTTACTCCAGATGCATACAACGCTGTTGCTGCTCCGAGAACTGATCGTCCATATGACGCTAGTACTGCTTTGATTTGTTCATTCATTTTATTCCTCCTAGGATATGAACTTCGATATGGCTGTCCAAACTGGTTGAGCAAGCCATAATCCAATTATACCAGCAACGCCAGCAAAAACTGGGGGAGCAGGGATTGGAATCTTGACTGGGGATATTGCGCTTATTGACAGAATAATTATTCCTAAAGTAAGCCCTACGGATAGTGATAACAATATTTCTTTCATTTTTTATTCTCCTCTACATATCGTTTAATAAATGGAATTATAACCTTAGCCTCTTCTCTTGGAACAGCATTTATTAATAAATGGCTAATTCCCTTTTCTTCAACCATATTGATAAATTCGTGAAAACTTTCATAAGTAAAATATTCAACATCATCTATTACTTTTGAAACTTCTCCTTTTTTCCAAATAGGCCTTAAAGCATAATCAGTTAAAGACTTTAATTCTTGTTCTGTTTCTCTAATGATTGGTGTTACGCTCATCATTATTTCTAACCCATCAAACTCAAGGTCTTTGCCTCTTCCTGATGAACTCTTAAATACATCTGACCAAAACCCACGCTTCCATATGTTATAAGGCAAGATAATTTTATTATTGTATTTTTTAGCCTCGTCAAACACATAACTATTTGTTGTTGAGACATAAAAATCTAGTGGATTTTTATTAATTTTCATACTATTTAGTGTTTCTATAAAATTAATCATATAATTTGACTTTGATATAGAGTTTGAATTGTCAACCACGTCTCCAACAATTCCTGCTATATCATTTTCATGATCTTTTATATATCCTGCTATAAAGTTTAGTTGAAGCCTTGCCATATCAATTTCATTCATTGAATCATTTATAGTTTGAAGATACTGAGGCGATATTGTATAAGGTCTAATAGCAATAAGATATTTAATTTTTTTATTTGGGTCGATGTCTTTGGCAGTTCTTACAAACATATCTCCTTGGGTTGCATCATAAGTAAACATTACACCATCAAAGTTATGCTTTTCTAAAGCAGAAGGGGTTTCTAAACTATTTAAATTTCCTAATCCAAAAGTTCCACCAAAATAATAAAATTTCATTATTTTGTTTTTTCTTTATATTGTTTTACAAAATTGTTTATTATTTTTGTTTCTTCTTTATCCCAACAAGAAATCATTATTTCTTTTACTCCTTTGTTTTTTGCTTCTTCAATAAAAAAATTAAATTCTTCGTATGTAAAATTTTCCATATCATCTGTATTGTTAGTTTTATTTAAATTAAAAAATTCTTCTTTTGTTTCTCTTAATGTAGGAGTTACAGATATCATTACATTTTTATTATTTATATCATATGCATTATTTTTATATTGTGAATATGGAATTATCATCTTACTTTTATTATTAACAGATGCATCAAAAACAAATTTGTTTGTTACAGAAACATAATAGTCTATATTTTTTATTTTTTCAATTGCATCAATATACTCTATTAAGTAGTTTGATCTATCTATACTAGAAGATAAATCATTAACTTCTCCAAGCACTCCTCCAAAATTTTTTTCTTCTTCTTTAATCCAACCGCTTATAAGATTAATTTGTATTTTGTTAGGCAAGATTTCATTTATTGAACTAAAAATCATACTTAAATATTGTGGAGAAATAACGTAAGGCCTAATTGCTACCATGTATTTAAAATCTTTTTTTGTATCAGTAATTCTTGATATTTTGGTAAAAAAATCACCTTGACGAATATTGTAAGTAAATAATGCTCCGCTATAATTATGCTCATATAGTTCTTCTGTTTGTTCTATTCCGTAAGAAGCAAACATATAAAAGTTCACTATTGTTCGTCCTTTGGCAGCAGATCTTTTAATTTTTTATATGCTATTGATATTTTTTTCATTGAGTTATAGTTTGGTTCGGCACCCATAAGGTCTCCGTATGTATCAAAGTATAAAATTTCTGGCTCAACATCAACAATAAACTTATTTAATGATGCTTGCACATCTTCAATATATGTATATGCCCAGTCACGAGAATCTGAAACAAATTTTAAAAATGCTTCTGATGATGGATCTGCCTTGTTTTTATTTTTTGTTTCAGATAACTTTTCAGCAATTATAACCTTATCTATATTTGCTTTTATAAGTTCTACAGTTGTTGAGGAAAGTTTTATTTTTAACTGTATGTGCTTAAAGATCAAAATAAAAAATAATGTGATAAATAAAGTAAATGCTACAAGTTCAATCATAACTCTTTACCACCTTCTCTAACTAATAGTACAATTGCACCATTGTCTTCTAATGCTTTCTTGGCACGTATCATATACTCAACAGCCTGCCTTTTTTCTTCTCCAGAAAGACTCATAAACTGTTTTTCACTTGCCTTCACTGTTAGAAAATTGTCGTTATCTATTATCTGAAGTTGAAAATTCTTT